AAGTATGGTCGAAGTTAAAATCGTTTCAACATTTAAAAGGGGTTGTGATAATTGTGAGAAGATAACTTCTCATGTTAAATATTCTGATGGGAGTATAATGTGCGAGGAGTGTAATTATGTCTGGTGAATTTAGTTTCAAGATGTTCTTTGAATTTCTTGCAAGATGCCTTATCACTTCTGTAATTATGTATGTGATTGTTTTTCATACGGAGATTGTCGGTATCAATCTTCTTTTGGTGAATCTAATTTTTCTGGCTTGGTGTTTTATTCCGTTGTACGACTCTTTGAGAAAAATTTGGGAGAAGGTCAAATGAAAGTAAAGAAAATTAAAGGTAAGACTGTTTTAATTTTTGAAGGAAGTAGGGATAAAAGAGTTAAGGAAAGTTTTTCTTTTGCTACTACCGAAGATACTAGGATAACTTTTCTATGTGATGATGATTATCAAGTAATGGGTGTGGAGATAGAATGAGATTCAAGATTTATGGGAATAAAGAACAGTTGCCGAAGATTTTTGAGGAGATGCAGGTTTTTGCTAGACTTTGCAAGGAAGAGTTCGATAAGGATTGGAGAATAAAGTTAGCCAGTAAGACTATGAAGAAATTGACTGGAACTGATGTTATGTTCTTGGCAATTGCTGAAAAGAAGAAAGACCATGTTCTATTGACTGTCAAAGCCACGATGTGGGAGAAGGGCAGATTACGTATGGCAAGGAATATGAGCAAAAACATTGAAGGTTATCTAAAAGCTAAGGAGGTAGAGTATGAAAAGGTCGAAGGATTCAATGTCTGAGGAAATGGATGAACTTAGAAGATACCAGAATTATGCAATATATAAAATAACAGAATTGAAAGATAGATACAGTTTTTTACTTTCTATTATGGGAATCTTAACTGCTTGGTTAATTTGGAATGGTGTTTTATTTTCAATACAGACAGTTGGAAATGCAATATTGATAACATTGGTATTTGCTAGTATGTACAGTTTGATTAGAAGTTTAATTAGAATATTTAGGTTGTAGTTATGAAGAGAAGTACGATTGTTTTTATTGTTTATTTATTTGTTACTACAGTTATTTGGATATTCTTTGTAATGGATAACCTGACTTTGAGGGTTTTGCTCTGGTTATCAATGGTAATTGGTTCATACTTGATTGGGAGATTTCTATGAAAGTAATCAGGGTATGGGGTCATGCCATTTTTTGTGCAGGTTGTGGAAGTTATAACATGGAGCTTCGTGTAGACGAGATGATAGCGTATCTTGTAAAGTCGAGTGATAACGAGATTATAAAGTGTTTGTCTTGTGGTCAGTTATGGAGCAAGGAATTTATTGAAGAGAACTTTGATGATTTTGCAAGTGAGGAGAATTTGGAGAGAATCAAAGCTAGAATGAGAGGAATAAGAAGTTATTACAGATAAGTGGTTATAAAAAATTTATTACTGATAAATAATCACATTAGGTTTTTATTTCAGTTAAGTCAAATAATTTTATTTTCGTTAAGGTTTTGTCAAAAATCGGTTTTGATACAACTTTTGATAAAAGTTGTGGATGTGTTATTTATGCGTAAAGAGGATATTGAGTTATTTATTGGGATTCCTGTAAAGATGAATGCTATAATCAATGGCATGGAATTTTATTATTTCTGCATAATCAAGTCTGTTAATGATGAGACTGTTCATTTTGTTGACAAGTTTGACAAGAAGATTGCGTTGAAGAATGTTGATGTCGTTAAAATTCAAGAAGTAGATAAAGAACTGATGGAGGAAAATAATCACTGAGTGGTAATAATGAGTGATTTTCCAGAATTTCCGTACTTAACTTAACTGAAAACATACCCATAGTAGGGGGGGTTGTCGGTTAATTAATTAAGTGTTACTAAATGGTGGTGAAATGGGAGTAAAAAACATATTGAAGAAATCTGAGATAAAGGGGTTGGATTTTATCAACTTGATGTTAGAAGCATCTGCATCTTCTTGTAAATTTGATGGTATGACTGTTTATGATTATGGTGGGAAGTTCAAGACAAGGGCTAATATCAATTCTCTTTTGTTGATGCCATTTGGAGCAGGAAAGACCACTTCTTTGATAAAGCTTGGAAAGGAGAATACGGTCTTTTGCAATGAGTTCACTGCTCCTGCTGTGTTAGGAACTATATCAAAAGATGGTAAATTTGTTAAGGGATTCGTTTCAGAAGCAGGTGGGAAAGTTCTTGTTATCGATGAGATACAAAATCTTGGAGATTCTGCAAGGAAAGGTACTCTTTCTCTCTTGGAGTATCCTCATGAATATACTCGTTCTCTTGGATACAAGGTGAGTGAATCAAAGAAAGTTCCTTTTAATAAGTACTCATGGACAGAAGTTAGGGAAAATCAGATTACGATACGTTCACAATTTTCTTGCATAGCTTCTGGTATGTATATAAAAACCACAAATAATCAGATAGACCTTGCTTGGTTATCAAGGTTCATTCCTATGAAGATGAGCATTACTTGGGATTATATAAAGAAGTTGACATCTGGGAAGAAGCAGATAAGGTTGAATCCAAAGCCGAAGGATATAACGTTCAAATTCAAGGATTACAAGAAGTTTCATAAGGAGTATTGTGATAGAGTGGAAGAAATACCGTTCTTCAATTATTTTCAGCAGTATGATAGACTTGGTTTTCTTGGAAGGAATATAATGGATACAGCAAGACTGTCTTGTTTCTTTGCTTCTCTTGATGATAGGGTTTCTCCTAAGAAAGAGAATTGGAGACTTGCTTTGAAATTCGTTCCTCTTGCACTTTATAATTATATGACAATTTGGTTGACTGATACTGATTATACTATCGTTCAATATTATGGAAAAAAGAGTCAAAAGGAACTTGCTGAAGAAAGTGGTACTACTGAATCTAATATTTCTCAGAGAATTGTTGAATTAAAGAAAAGAGGTTTGTTGCCGAGTGGTGAATTGAGTGCTTATAGTGGGTAAGGAGGGATTTTATGAAAGGCATGGCGAAATTTAGAGAAGACTTGGAAGAGATTCAAAGAAAAGCTTATTTATCTGAATGTTCTACATCTAAAGAGGAAGATGATGCAGATGAAAGAGAAAATTGAAGCAATAATAGAAAAGGCACTGGAAAGGCAAGAACGACAGAGGTATATCGGAATTTATTATGCATCAGAACTTCCGTTTTGTGAAAGAGCTAATTATTTCAAGTATACAAAACCAAAAAAGTTTTCAACGGAAACTCTAATGCTATTTGAATCAGGAAGTCTGGTTCATGATTGGTTTGCGAGGATATTTCGTGAGTCTGATTTGATTGGTGAACATAGTTCGGAGGGTAGTGCCATTTATAGAGAACCAGAGTTTCAGATAAGAGGAAGGTTTGATAATTTATTTGTTTTGACTATGAATGGAGAAAAGGTTTTATTGGAAGTTAAAACAGTAATGAATAAAAGATTTATCAAATCTCCAAAGACTCATCATATTTCCCAATTAAATTTTTACATGAACATGATTGGTTACAAGTTGGGATACTTGCTTTACGTTGATAGAAGGGATTTGAGTTTTAAAATATTTCCTATAAATGCAAGTGAAAAGCTTTTCAAAGAAATTATAGAGAGAGCAAGGAAATTGCATCAGAATTTGAATTTAGAAATTATGCCTGATGCAGAAGCTACTTTGTATACAAAGATGAAGTGGATGTGCAGGTATTGTTCGTATAAAGAGGAGTGTACTTTTCATGAAAAAGTCAAAGAACCTTTTAAAGACCAGATGTGAAGTTTGTGGAAGACACTTTTGGTCAAATGAGACAAGAGTTGTAGAAGGTAATCTATGGTATCATTTGAATTGTTATTTTGAGAGGGAGTATAATGTTGCTAGTTAAGATTTGCAAGGGAAAGAATGGTGGAGTCACACGAAAATTTTATGTAAAGAATAAGAAGAAGAGAGAATTTTGGATAGCTATGTCAAGGCATTCGCAGGTATTAGAGCATCCAATAGTAAAAGTTTCTGAGGTAGATTTATGAGTTTAAGTAGAAAAGGAAAACGAGAAATAGAGGAGAATTTGATTAGTTATAAAGCTTTCAAAGGTCAGAAAGATTTTTTGAGAAGAGTGAGTGTGTTTTGCAATATCTATAGAAGTTATGGTCTTAATCATCAAGAATTTTTGAGATTTGTTTTGAGAGAACTTGGTTATATGCTAAATATTACGAGAACAGGAAGGATGAATTTAAAGAGAATGTGGAGTAAATGATATGCCGAATATAGTTACAAGAAATACTTGTGAAAGATGTGGATTAGAGTTTCCAACAAAATTTCCAGAACAAAAGGTTTGTTCAAAATGCCAGAAGTAAGAGATAGTTGTGAGTATATTGACCATTGTTTAGGAAAGGAATATCAGTTTGCAGATTCGATTTGTTTAACGTCAAATCATAAGGATTGCACTTATTATCAAGCTATGGAAAGACTCAAGCATGGGTCTATAGCGGATGTGAGATAAAGATGGTAATACAGAATGTGAAGAGTACTGATTTGTTGGTTGGACTGAATTCCATAGTTCCTCGTAGACCAACTCATCACTTTTTGCTTGGAGATATTGATAGAGGAGTTGATGAGACTTTTCCAGATTTCAAGAAAAGAGTCATTGAAGCTTGTAAGATAGTTTTGTTTGAAGAGGAAGATTTTGATACAGTTTTTGTTATAAAATCTTCCGATAGAGGAATGCATTTTATCTCATTTGACAAAGAACTTTCTTTGCCAAAGTATGTTTATCTTTTAGACAGGTTGCATTGCGATGAGAAATTTATTGAATGGGTAGTAAAAGTGAAATATGGTGTACTTCGTGTTTCAAGAAGGAGCAAACATAATCAAGTTCCTGAAGTGATTGCTGTTTTGAGAAGGAAAGATAGCAAGTTGAAGAACAGGCATCTTACTGGATATTATTTTTCAATCCTAGGTTTTGAGAAAGACATTAATAAAATAAAGCGAGTGAGGGTGATAGATTATGATAAGAAACGTTAGAGTGATTCATCGAGAGATAAATACTTGGGTTCGAGCAAATACTTTTGAAGGGAGTCTTGATACTCCGTTTGGAGTTGACCAGACCATGTTCGAAAAGAATTATCCTAGGGGTACATCTACTGAACAGGTTTGGGCAGATATAAGGGAGCAGATGTTGGTTACATTTTTTGGAGTATTTTATCCGCAAGTTGTTGATGTGACAAAACCAGATTCTAAGCATGTTCAAAAAAGAAGGATGCAACAACCAGACCTTTATGAATTTTTGCCAGAGCAGAGAAAGTGGGCTATGAGTGAGCAAGGTTATATAAGTTCTGTTATCTTTGGAAAAGAGAGAGCAGGAACAGTTCCACGAGTTGAAGATGTTGACAGAGAAATGGATATTGGAGTTTCTGAAGATGCATTAGGAGACCCTGAAGGTGTGGATTTGATAAATGCTTTGCAAGAAGAATTCAGAGGCAAGACCCATAGCATAGTTCTTTTTGTTTATCCAGATAGATATGATGAAGTCATTCGTGCAATATTTGAGTTGGAGATAACGCATTGGGATTAGTAAAGTCTGTCAGAAGATGATGATATGAAAGAATGGAAAAGATATTTAGGTCTTGGTATAGGGGTTGGAAGCATTATAATTTTGTTGATGGATTTGATAATATTTGCTACAGGAAGAGTTTCCTGCCATTATTCACCGTATGGTGAGTGGATAATTGAATTACCGTTGCTATTAATCGGACTTGTGCTATTGTTCCAGATTAATGATGAGTTTGATGTTTATGGCAAAAAAGTTGAGTAAACAAAAAGTTAGAGATGTAGTGTTGGCTATTGTCTTCATTATCTTGTTAGGTTCGGTTGTATTGATGTTTGCAAGAATCAGGTTGAGTCAGCAGGAGATTCTTTATTATTGTAAACTCTGTTCTCAGAGTGAAAAGATAGATAACGGAATATATTATTCTTATACGAGAGCTTACTGTTTTGATGATGTGAACAATGTGACTTATTGTGCGGATTTTTATGTTGAATGCAATGGGAATGAGTTGATGAATGTCACGAGAATAACCGATATGATTAGGATGAGTGATGATTGGAATGACCCAAGAGAAGAAGGTGAAAGGAAAATCTATTGTAGGATGTAAGGTAGATGTTGATAAGTCGTCAAGAGTCGTAGAGACCACAAAAGATTATAATGTCATTTCGGCAACTATTCAATGGAAAGCACTTTTTCAAAGGTGATGGTTTTAGAAATGTTTTCTCCATCACCGCTTTCGATGAGATAAGAATAAAGAACCGATATAGGAAATATAATTTCACTCTTTCTTTATAGTTAATTTTTGGTAAGCAACGTTTCTTTCCCATATTATCTTCTGTTGTGTCGGAAAAATCCATAGCCAGTCTACGATAGTTATGATTATGCAAAGTATAAACAATAACACCGTTATATAGAATGGTAAACTTATGTTGAAGTATATAAGGAAAATTGTGAAGTAGGAATATAACGCAAAGTATCCGACTGCAATATCCTTTATAATTTTTAGTTTGGCTAATAATATCTTCATTATAGACCTGTCAAAGTTTCATCGAGGGAATCTTCTTTCATAAAAGTTATTCCTCTTGGGTTTATGCTCTTCAATATTGTTTCACAATACTTTTGAATTTTTTGCATTGTTTTGTAATTCTTCTCTTTTACAAGATATTTTATCCATGCAGGGTTCTCATTTAAATCTTGATATTTCTCAACAAACGTATCTTTCTTTTCTTCTTGGTCGGTTGTTATCTCACTTATCTCTTCATAAGTGTTATAGATGGCGTAGATTGGTTCGCAGTAAAAGTAGATAGGTGGTTTGATTCTTGTTGCCATAGTTGGTTTTGAACCCCTGAATATCTCTAGGCGACACCATGTATTGTCAAGGTTCATCATCGGATATGCGATGAAATCTGTAATGTCTCTTATTCTTTTTTCTACTTGGTGGAAAGATTGTGTTGTGTATGCGATTGTTATTCCTCTTTTTCTGCTTTTCAATAATATAGAAGCGATTATCTTTTGTTTTTCAGATTTTGAAGAACGAGAGTCTAACCAAAGCCAAAGCTCATCACCTGCAAAGAAACCTTCTTTCATTTTGTCAAGAGATGGGATTGTATCAACGTGTGTATAGGGAAATCCGTAGAAGTTATAGTTTGAGAAAATCTTTCTTTTTTTCTTGTACCAGTTAGACCAAGCAAGATAACTGAGAGCAAGAGTTTTACCTGCTCCAAGTTCTCCTACTATTGCGAAGAGAACCATTCTATCTCACTTCTGCTAACTTGACCTTTCCTTGTTTGATTTTATGACCTGCCCATCTTGAGAAAAGTTCCATTAAACTTGGTTCATCCTCTTCGTAACCTAAATCGTACATATCGTTTGGAGTAGGAGGTCTTGATATTTGTTCCTCTTCTTCTTGTCTTTTTCTAAAGCTATCGCTTAATAGACCCATGATTATCACCTACTTTTTTTGTTAAAAAATATAAAGAAGCATAAGACATTCCTGCTTTTTTTTCATCAATTATTATCATCCCATTCCTCCGAATAAATCTTTGACACTTCTGACTTTTCTTTTTCTTTGATAAACATCTGCTCCTGTCCAACTTGCGATGTTGACCATTTCCTTTCTTCCCATTCTAAACCTTGAAACACGATATAATGTAAAGTTTTTGCAGAATGCTTTCAATTCCTTTATTTTAAGATTCTCTCCTATAGTTGATAATAATGATAGTACGCCTACTTCCTCGTCATTTAAATCTGTCATGACCTTGGGTTTGTCGGTTTTCATAAGTTCCTGAATGAGCATGGCAATTGCTTCTTCAGTACCCATTAAACCTTGTTTCTCTACCATTTTTTATCACTAAAAAGGAGTAGCAGGAAGCACTCCTATATACCATAGTACAAGGACTATTATTGCTCCGATAAATAGACCTGCGAATGCCATTCCAGTTCCTCCAAGTTCAATCTGTCTCTTTGGTTTAATCATGTTTCCGAGAATCTTTATGCCGAGTAATTTTCTTAATAGTTCTGGTGAAACTTCCTTTGAAGCTTTGCTTTCAGGAAAGTTTGGCTTATCGCTTGGAGTTTTCCTTTGGGATGTGTTATTTGGAACAAACTTTGGATTAAAGTTAGTAGCAGGTTCTAGTTCAGACCATTTGATTATGTATAGAGGTTTTGTCATGAACGTTCCTTTTAAGAACATTGGTGTACTCTCGTCAACAATGAATGATTTACCGTCAAGTGTTGCTATTCCATCTTTTACGTTTCCTTCTAGCATTCTTGCTTCATTGTTTGTGTCGAATAGTAAGAACTTACTGTTTGCCATCGTATCCATCCTCATATATTAGTTCTGATACTTTTATCAACATGGTTATGAGCTTATTCCCCTTTTCTGTGAGTGAATAAATCTTCTGTCTGTTATCATTTGTTCCTATATGCTCCATTATTCCATGTTTGATGAGAAATTTTGATGCTCCATAAAAGCCAAGTCCTCCGTAAACTGTTTGTGACCTTGACGTGATGACTTTCTTTTCTTGCATTTGTTTCAGGAGCTTGATGTTGTTAGGAGTAAGCTCTGTGATATGCATAATACTATTACTTTGGAGTGATATATAAGCTTAACTAATATATATGAACGCTATTAATAGTTATTTTTTATACTACCGTAGGGTAATGTAAAGTATGGTCGAAGT